GTGTATAATATTGTTTTTAATCCTGGAAAAAAATCTCCCTTTGGAATTATTGATAGCATCAAATTAAAATCAGTTCCTACTGGAGGAAATGTAGATCCTAAAACAAGTAAGAACAAAAATAAATTTGATACTGGCGGAAATAAAACTGATGTAACATCATCAGTTCCACCTGTATCGAATGCTGATTATACTAAAACAAAAGGAACAAGCGGATATATGTTCTTTGAAAATAGAAATGGATATGTGTTTAAATCAATTGACTCTTTGTGTTCTACAAACAAATACAATGCTTCTGCCCCAGTTGCTGTATACACTCAAGAAAATAATGATATTGGGGGTCCTCCCACAAGAAAGATACTTGACATAGATTTTGTCGAAGAAATTGATATCATGACTAAGTTAAGACTTGGAGCATTTTCATCTTTAATTTGTTTCTATAATTACAGTACAGGAAAATACGAAGAGCATGTATATTCTTTAGCAGATTCGTATGACATCATGGGTCATTCGGGCTCACAAAAAGGATTGCCATACGGACAAAAAGAATTATCAAAATATCCTACTCGTATTATGAGTGCTTTATTAGACCACGAAACTTGGTATAACGGCACTGATATAGCATCTCCCGAAAAAGAAGACGGAGCAACTGGGTCAACTACAAATTTCCCAGACTTTCAAAAATATTATATGTCACAGTCTATTGCTAGAGTGAATTCGTTGATCAATCAAACAGTTAAAATTACTGTTACTGGCAATCCAAAATTGATGGCAGGAGATAAAATTGAAATAAAAATTCCTAATCAAATACCATCAGCAAATAGAATAGGTGAGCCATATGATACAGAGCACAGCGGAGTCTATTTAATATCAGAAGTAAACCATGCTTTTATTCCTAAGAAAAAATTATCAACTACCTACTTGACATTGATTCGAGATTCTTATGGAAGCCCAACAAGTTCTTCTAAAGTACAATAAATAAAAATAAAACGTGTGATATATGGATCAAGCGTTATCATCATTATTTCCCATACATCAAATAGGTGCTGATGGATTTAACTGGTGGGTTGGACAAGTAGAAAGTAAGAAAGGAGACGACCCCAAGGAATCTGGTAGGTATCGTGTACGTATTGTAGGTCAGCATTTGAAAGATTGTGATGCTGTTCCTACAGAGGAACTGCCATGGGCAAATGTAATGATGCCCGTAACCACTCCATATACAGACGGATTAACAACAGGAGCTTCAGTTGGTCTTGAGCCTGGCTGTTGGGTATTAGGATTTTATCTTGATAATGATAAGCAAAAGCCCATTATCATGGGTTCAATTGGACATACGAAGTATGCTACTGTAGTAAAAAATGATGACCCAAATCCAACAGGAAAGTGTAAATCATTTACTACGTTTACATCAAAAGAAGTAAAACCACAGGCACATTATCCAACCAATGCTCAAAGCGGTGTTGATAAAGAAACAAATGCTAATGTATCATCCGCTGGTCCCCCTGCTGCCGATTCTGCTAACAAACCAGACAAAGCTCCTCCTATTCTTTTAGCTGCTCTAGCAGAGTATAACGAAACTAATCCGATTGGAGGAAAGAGTTGTAATATTATTGCTAATCCCAAATGTGGTCAAGAGAAAAGCTTAAAGAATGGGATCACAAATATTCTTGGTGATCTTTTAGCAGCTAATCAATCTGCTGGTGGTCAACTAGGAGATTATTATGTTGGTAAAGTCAATGGATTTTTATATGATAAAGTTGAGATAGCACGTTATCATATTAGCAGAATTACTCGTTTAGTTCGTAGCTTTATTGCTAGAATTAAAGGAGAGATTATCAAATACATTCGTAAAGGCATTGATGAATTAGTTAAAGTTATTGTTGGCACTGAAGCTGCCACAGATGAACTAGGAAATGTAAATACAGGTCCCACAGCAGATCCAAAAACAGCTTTCAAACCAGTAAAACCAAAGGGCAATAGATTAAAGACAATTAAAAAAATTTTTGATGAAATTTTTAAACAACTTGGTTGTACTATTGAAGATCTTACTGACAGAATTGCTCAGTTTATTACTGATCTTATTTTTGGATATCTTTCTGACCTATTTTATCAAGCCACTTGTGCCGTAGATACAATTGTTCAAGGAATTTTAAATGAAATTCTTGCTTTATTTGATAGTCTTGTTGCTCAGATTTTAGGACCTCTTCAAGAATTGTTGGGTATATTGGCAGCTCCATTAAATTTAATTGGGGGCATTCTTAATAGTATTTTAGGTTTCTTGGGCATTTCTTGCTCTGGTCCAGCCAATAATTGTGAAGCCATCCAGAAAAAATGTACTGACTGTGGACAAAATAAAGAAGATGATTTAGATAGATTGATTAAAGCTATCGAAGATGGAGCATTAGATTATGGAAGTGGTTTGTGTGAAGAATCAACTAAAGTTCCTGCTCCAACACCCACTGAAGTAGATTTTATTGGTGGTGTATTTGTAGAACCCCCTCCAACTCCATCATCTGAACCAGATACGGGAGATAATACTCCAGAATCATTCTTGCCTGGAGGAACATCTATACCAGACGATACTTTTGGAGAAATTGGTACTCCAGACGATTACGATGACCCATTTGATGATAGAGATTTGCCCACATTTGTGGGAGACGCTACTCCAGATCCTGATGCTACGGAGAATCCATTCTACTCAGTCCAGGCAAATAAGTCAATAGTAAATGAGGGAGAGACTGTACAATTTACAATCAAAACTCTCAACGTACCAGTAGGAACAGTTCTTAACTATACTTTATCTGGTTCCAACATTACTGCCAGTGACATCGTTGGTGGAGAGTTAACAGGCTCGGTCACAATGTTATCAAATGAACAGACTGTATTAATTACTATCGCTGAAGATAATGTTGTGGAAACAGTGCCAGAAGCATTGACTTTTACTATTGATGGAACAGAAGCTTCGGCAACTGTAGTCATTGATTCTGAGTTTGAATTAGTTCCAGGAATAAACGATAACGTAGTAGCAACACCAACGTATTCAGTTGTTTCTGATAAACCTTCATATCGTGAAGGGGAAAATATTGTTTATACAATTACCACAACTAACATAGCTGATGGTACTGAACTTAATTATACTTTAGTTGGATCTGGAATTTTGCCAGAATTTTTTGTTAACAAAACTCTTTTAGGATCTTTTACTGTACAAGAAAATACAGCAGAAGTTGTAGTAGCAATTGATGACAATCTTAATTGGCAAAATAATTTAATTGTTTCTTTTGTAATTAATGGGACTGGAGCTTTTACTGATGCCGTTTTGGAGGCTGATCCAGAGTTAATCGCTGCTACCACAACACCAACAACAGGTGTTGATGGAACAAGAATAGAACCAAAGATTGATAAACCTACCGCAGGAACTCCTATCACAGATGAAAATGGCGCCATCATAAGTATTCCTATTACCAACAAAGGAGATGCTTATCAAAAAGCACCTCAAGTTATTATTACTGGCAAAGGATATGGAGCCACTGGAATTGCTTTATTAGATGATAAAGGATTTGTTTCAGAGATTAGAGTTACTAGAACAGGAACAAATTATAAAGTAAACACCCCCAAAGATACAAATACTCAGTGTATCATTGATTCTTTTACATTAATATCTCCTGGAATAGGATATACTTCAGCTCCATCTGTATACGTTAACGGAGAGTCTAATATTGCTAAAGCTATTATTGAAAACGGATATGTCATTGGAGTTGAAATTTTAGATAGATCTAAACGATACGAAAGTTTCCCTGAAATTATTATTGTTGGTGGTGAAGGAGCAGGAGCTAAAGTATTGCCAAATCTATTCTGTCTAGATATAGAAGAACTTGAGCGTAGAGGATACGCCAAGATTGGTACTGGTAAATATATTGATTGTCCATAATGAGCAAAAATTTACAGAAGCCTTCTACAAAACAAGGCGATTTTCAAAACAAAGGTGCTGCTAGACCAGAAGGTTCTGATGAATTAGAAAAAGGTCAATTTTGTAATGCTGATTTTAATGTCATTGCCACTAAACATGGGTGGACAATGGGAACTTACACAAACAATGATGGCACCTCTGGATATATTTTAACAAATGGCACATCAATTTTTCATTTTGATGCTGCTGGTAATATTATTCTGTCAACTGGCAAGCCAGCTCAGGCTGGATGTGGAGGCAAAGTAATTATAAGAGCAGAAGATAAGCAAGAGAAAGCAAAAACTACGAGCATCCATATTACTGGAAACGATGATCAAAAAACTAGAACTAAAGATGGAGAAGGTGGAGAAAAGGTAGAAGAATATCCTCCTTACTCACTATTTGTTGAAGGGGATATTGCTATTGAGTCACAAGGCGGCGAAGTTTCTATTAAAGGAGACAATATTACATTAAATGCTACTAATGTATTAACATTAAGAGCTGGCGAAGCTATTAATTTAGAAGCTGGACAGGGAGGAGGTAAAGTTAATGTTTTAGCTGGTGATTATAACATCAACGCTGCTTTTTCAAACAACACTATTACTGGCGGACATTACATTGATAACACAGGAGAGACAACAGTTAATCAAGTTGTTCCTGGAACCACAACCTCCATTAATACTCTAGGTGGGGTGAATTATCTTATTCGTGGAGCATATAATGTCGGCATTCTTGGAGATTATAATGTAGCAGCTAAAGGCAATATTTTATTTGGATCTTTGACTGGTGGAATTGGTGTCAAAACTATAGGAAAATCTTATGAGTTTGTTGGTTCAACCAAAGAAAGTATTATCATGGGCAAACCTTTTGGTGGAGTAGAACCTCCAACAGAAACATACAAACAAACAATTGCTGGAGCTGCTGCTGTTTCCTATGCTCTAAGAACAACACAAAAAGTAGAAAACAAAACCTTGGGTGGGTGGTCTTTAACTACGTCAGGACCAGTAGATATTAAAGGAACTTTGATTACTATAAAAGGTTCATCAATTTTCCTGAACTGAAATTGAAAACTCAAAACCTCTAAAACAGGAAAAAATTTTCCAGGTAAAAATCACTAAAAAAGTTGAGTATACCAGTTCTGAACCCTGACAGAGCGATCCTACTGAGGTTGTGAGGTTTTGTCAAGCAGCACCACAGCAAAAAAGAACAGAAGCGTAGCCTCAAGCCTCAAGCTATGAGAGCTGCTAGAAAGCGCCGACAGGCTTTGAAGAACCGATTGACAGCAACAGGACGAATATGATACCATAGATTGGTATCTGTTCATGGGAATATAGCTTAATGGTTAGAGCGGGCTCCTTATAAGGGCTTAGTCTGGGTTCAATTCCCAGTATTCCTATTACATACATTTACTATATAAATAGGTGTATGTAGTCCTTCATAATACAAATGATTAACTGTAAAGCATGTGGAAAAGAAGTTCCACAACACTCAAGAAAAGGTGGGAGAGCAAAACTTTATTGTGATGAAACCTGCCGTCAAAAGTGGCGTTATAGAAATGATCCATCTGTTATGAATAGAAACACTTATACCGAACAAAAACAAAGAGCTTATTTTAATAAATGGAAAGCTCTTCAATACAAAGGTGGTAAGTGTCAGCAATGTGGCGAAGAAAGACCAGCAACTTTATGCTTTCATCACAGAGATCCTTCTAAAAAAGAATTAAAGCTTGATGGAAGATCTTTTGCCAATCGAAAATGGGAATCTATTAAAGAAGAAGTTGACAAATGTGATCTTCTTTGTCATAACTGTCATCATATACTACATTATGGAGATAGTTGGAATGAGTTTTTTGAAACGCTGGTTTAGCTCTCTGGCGAAAGCACTGCCCTCATAAGGCAAGACAGGTCGGTTCGATCCCGACAACCAGAGCACTTGACAATCCGAGCAAAACCTGCTATGATTGTCTCATACCACGGGGATGTGGTGGAAGTGGTAGACACATCAGACTTAAAATCTGCTGGGCGTAAGCCCGTGGGGGTTCAAGTCCCCCCGTCCCTATTAATCTAGTAATTGTTATGACATATCAAATATACGATTTGTTTCCAACCCCATTATTAACTCAACAAAATTTTCTTTCTAAAGAAAACCTAGAAAAAGTACAAAATATTGTATTTAACGCAGAATTTTTTGATCATTCTAATGAAAAATATGGTGTTAATCCAACTGTCTCTAAAAATATTTTAAAAACACTTCCTGAAGTTAAACAGGAAATTACGGAAACATTTAAGGAATACGCTAGAAATATTCTTCGTATTGATTTTAGTATAGATTTTGTGATCGGTTCTTGTTGGGGCACATTAACAAAACCTGGGCAGGAATCTAGACCTCACGTACATTCTAATTATTATTATAGTGGCTGTTATTATATTACCGACGAGCCATCTGCTATAGAATTTCATTTGGGTCCTTCAGTTTATAATCACCATGAACGGTTTATGTTTAAATATCTTGAACATAATGCGTACAACAATAATAAATTAATATATTACCCAGTCAAAAACGAAATTATATTTTTTCCAGCTTATTTAAAACATCAGATAACTAAAAATACATCTGATAAAAATAGATATTCTTTAGCATTTAATATTCATCCATCTGGAGTTTATGGACGCCACGATAGTCAGCTACATATTCAAGTTATTGATGATTTAGATTAGAACCTGCTTAAATAGTATAAGCAGGTTGTGTAACATGAAATACAAACTTTCCCAATCCTATTGCTTCTATATGGGAGAAGTTGTTAGAATGTATTTCATTCAAGGTATGCCATATACTTTTGACGAACTTCCTCAAATAGTTCAAGACCATCCATCTGTACAAACCGAAGCATTAAGTAATCGTGATTTTGATGACGAAGATTTGTATGTCTGGTCTAATTATTTAATGATGGAAGAAGTACATCCGCTTATGTTTGATCTCGAATTAGAAAATCCTGAGTTACTGCCTAAAGATGATTAACGAATTTTTTAGATTAATTGAAGGAAAATTTGAAAATAAAATACAAGCCATGACATATCCTTCAAGATATGCTATGATTAGAGTGACTCATGTAAATTTAGGGAGCGGATTAATTTACGGTGAGCAAGCGTATAATTATCAATTAAACAAACCTTATCGTCAGTTTGTACTTGAGCCAAAAGAAGAAAATGGTCAGATCCGTATCTATAATTATGAATTAAACGATAAAGAAAATTATATTTAACTCCAAAAGGTAATTCATTTGTGGGGGGTATACAAGGATGTGATTGTATGGTAGACTGGATGGGTCGTCAAACCTACCTCCAAAATGAAATCGAGTTGACACCAACTCACTATTATGTTATGGATCGTGGATTCTGTGCTGAACATAAACATCAGCTATGGGGTTCTAAATATGGTAGGTTTGAATTTGTTAGAATGCCCTTGTAGCTCAGCTGGTAGAGCGCAGCTTTTGTAAAGCTGATGTCGCAAGTTCAAGTCTTGTCGAGGGCTTCGATACTCGTTAGGCAGATAGCCTAGAAGGAGATCGAGGGGGAAGGGTTGGAAATGTCCGAATCTTCCCGCCAAAAGTAGGTGCCAAAACCGCTCCTCAGTCCTAGTATTCTGTGTCTGAGTGAATGTAAAGAGTGGGGACATAGGTAAAGTCCTCAACGCCTACCACAACTTCTGGTAGTCTATTGGTAAGGACGGGTGGACAACACACATGGAAACTGGGTTCGATTCCCAGACAGAAGTACAGTTTTTCACAACACTTTTGCCAATTTTATAGTGAAAAACTCAGCGACAAATTGGAATTGGGGAGGGAATCGAGCCGCTTGATTTCAAATCAAGATTAAACATGCACGGGACTCTCTCACATCAACACCCCTCAAGCCTATCAACGATGCTCAAACAGAGGGGTCACTGCCCAAGTGGTGAAATTGGTATACACGCATGACTTAGGATCATGTGCTTCGGCGTGGAGGTTCGAGTCCTCTCTTGGGCACTTCGGATTCTGTAATCCGAAATTGAAAAACTAAATCCATGAAATGGGGAAAAAATTCTCCGCCAAAAAATCGTCAAAAAAACAAAGGAGGAATCCGACGATAAATTTCAATATGTTAATTTACTTAATTGGGTAAAACTTAAATCAAAAGATAAATTCTGATATGCCACAATATAATGTATTGCCATTGTTTCCCTCTGCTTTGTATAGTTCTAAAGTAGAAGAGAATATGGATGATTATTTTGAAATAATTAAATCAAAATATGAATATACAAAGGCAGTACCTACTCCATACAGTAGTTACATATCTAAGTCATTAAATGTTTTAAATGATATTCCTGACTTAAAAGCCATAATAATGAGGTATTTTAATCATTTTAAAAATGATGTTTTAAAATATCATACTACTGAATTTTCTGTAACTACGTCTTGGGCTACAAAAACAGTGAAAGGAACTATGTCCGAACTACATAGTCATACTAATTGTATGTACAGTGGAGTTCTTTATCTTTCTGATCATTTAAACGCTTCTCCTATAGAATTTATTAATAACTATAAAGCAGCTATTAAAGTTAATGATCCAGCTGAATGGAATATTTTTAATTCTCAATCTTGGAAAGTTGTACCAGAAAAAAATTTATTAATTATTTTTCCTAGTACGCTACATCATAGAATTATCTACCAAGAAGCAGATGTTGAAAGGTATTCTTTAGCATTTAATATTATGCCAATTGGTGAAATTGGTGGCGGTGATTCTTCTGTAAATATAAGTTTATCTTCAGTTAGTAATCAAAGAATTAAAAATAATTCTTGACATTGCTCAGTAGCTCAGCGGTAGAGCGGACGACTGTTAATCGTTTGGTCGCTGGTTCGATCCCAGCCTGAGCAGTTGGCGATACTGCCAAGAACCGACCCCTTCCGTGTGACTTTAAAACCTCCCGATCAGGGGGGTTTTATTGTATAAATACTTTGAAGAAGAAAGCACAACTAGTAGGTCCGAGTAATTATGGCTCTTACAAGACTTGATAACCTTTATTCAAGTAAAACTGGAAGATATCTATATGTTTCGCCAGATGATTTTAACGCCACTGACGAATTAGATAATAGAGGCAATTCTCCTCTAAGACCATTTAAAACAATTCAAAGAGCCTTTATTGAAGTAGCACGTTATTCATACCTACCAGGAAGAAATAACGATAGATTTGACCAGTTCAGCATCATGTTGATGCCTGGTAATCACTATATCGATAACCGCCCAGGTGTTGTTGGTGTTACTAACCCAGAACCAAGATATCTTGACGGCGCTAACCTAATTGAAGCAAATAGACAAGAAATTATTGATAGAGCATTTGGCGAAATTGCTATTCAATATGATGAGTCTGTATGGGGCACCGATTGGGTAGTTCCTGGAGATCAAATTACTACAGACCTTTCAAGATTTTTTGATTCTTACAGATTAATTCAGAAAAATAGAACTGCTATTATTGACGAAGCGTTTGCTACGATGCAAGCGTTTAATCCTGGTTTTGTTGTTCCTGTAAGTGATGAAAAGTGTAAGAGAGATATTGGTTATTTTGTAGACGCTGTATCTCTTGATATTTTCCTTGGTGGCGGTAATAAGTACACCCGTAAATTTATCAAAAATTATTTTAATGCTGCTGGAAATGCTTGGCTAGCTAATACTCTAGAAGGTGAGCAAGCTCAGTCAATTCAAGCTTTTAATGCTGCTCGTGATTTAATGAACGAAGCAGTAACAAACCAGTTAGCTTACAAAGATTTAACAATTACACCAGATTCTCTGGTTGGTTCAAATACTAATATTAATTCTTGTGCTAATGTAAGATCGGCAATCACTTCGCTTACCACATTAGTAACTGATAGAATTACTGCCAATTCTCTAGCTGGTCTTCCAGCAGAAACCAGTGGACCTTTAGCTGGTCCTGGTCAATCAATTTGTCAGCGTGATATTGGCTATATTGTAGATGCTGTAATTGCTGACCTCAAAACGGGAGGAAATAGCAATTCAGTACAAGCTGCTAGATCTTATTTTGATAAAAATGGCAATCCTATCGCCAATGGTTTAATTGGAGAAGAAGCTCAATCTGTAGTAGCTTTTAGTGCTGCTAAAGATATGATGAAAAAAGCTGTAACCAATCAGCTTTATTCTAAAGATCTAACTTTACTAGCAGGTCCTTCTTTTGCCAACAGCACCGAAGAAGATCAACCAATTCTTCCTTCTGGTAATGCTTTAAGCTGTATTGACGTACAAAACACAATCGAAACTCTTGTTTCTATTGTAACTGGTGTTGTTAGTGCTGGAAATCTAAACAGTCTAGCTAATGTTCAAATTACTGGCGATGTCCCTGTATTCAATTACGAGCAAGCTCTAGAGCAATGGAATGATAATTCTATTCTAGATCTCAGCAACCCAGATAACGTTCTTTACAAGTTTAACGCTGCTTCTGGTGGCGCTATTGTTCCCAGAGGTTGTTCTTTAATTGGTTATGACCTTCGTAGAACTATTGTTCGCCCTCTTTATGTTCCTGATCCTGCTGACGGAACTCAACAAAGAACATCTGTTTTTAATCTAACAGGTGGTTGCTATTTGTGGCAGTTTACCATCAAAGATGGTGATCTTTCTTCAAATTCTCCATTGTTTGACGAGAATGCTGGTGTTGGTAAAGTATATTTCCAAAAAGGAAACACTGTAAATCTAGCCATCCCAGAATATTCTCACCATAAGATCACTATCATGACTTATGCTGATAGTGATGATCTTACAGATTATTACACCAAGATTGGTAGAGCTTTTGCTAAATTCCAGCCATCTATTGATAATGATGGCGAATTCGATGCTCTTGTACAAGAAAATAGAATTGTAGGACCTCTATCAGATACCAGAAGAATAGTGTTAAAGTAACTGCTATTGATAGCACAAACCCAAGAGTATTTGAGTATGAAATAAATGCTACTACTGCTGCTCTTGGATTAGTAAGTGGTCAGATTTATACTGCTGCTAGTGGCTTGAGCACAAATGCTGTTGCCCAAGCAGAAATTGATTCGGTTGAGTCTGCTTCTCCATACGTCTTTAACTGCTCCATCCGCTCTACCTGGGGTATGTGTGGTATGTGGGCGGATGGAGCCAAGGCAACTGGCTTCAAGTCGATGGTTGTTGCTCAGTACACTGGCGTTTCTCTACAGAGAGACGATAGAGCTTTCATCCGTTACGACAAATTTACTAATACATGGAATCAAGCTTCATTAACTGATGCTTTTGCTACCGTAGCGTATCACACCAAGGGTGATGCTTATTGGAAGGATGACTGGAGAAACTTCCACATTCGTGCTTCCGATGATGCTTTTATTCAAAACGTTTCTGTATTCGCTGTAGGCTTCTTTGACCATTTCTTAATGGAGTCTGGTGGAGATATGTCCATCACCAACTCCAACTCAAACTTTGGTAACACTTCTCTACACGCTATTGGCTTCAAGGGATTTGCTTTCAACCAAGATAAGGGTGGATATATTACTGACATTATTCCTCCTAGAACTATCAATGTATCCCCAACAAACGAAGAAAGAATTCAATATTATACATTAGATATTCAAGCATCAAACGCTCAAACAAACCATACTCGTCTTTACATTGGTTCGGATGACGCTACAAACCCAGCAGATCGTCCAGCGGCTACTGTCAGTGGTTATAGAATTGGTGCTAGAACTGAAGAAAAAATATATGTAAAACTTGATGATGGAACATACAATTCCACTATCCAGCCAAATGGATTCGTAACTTACAAAGCTTCTTTAGAAACTTTAAATCCAGCAGGAATTCAAATTGATAATATAGCACAAGATGCCGCTAACAGAATTGAAGACAACAAGCAACTAATTCAAAATGAAGCATATAATTATATTATTGCCAAGTATCCATATCTACTAACCAGACAGAGCATCACAATTGCTAAGTGTGAAAGAGATATTGGTTACTTTGTAGATGCTGTTGTACAAGATTTGAGATTAGGCGGAAACGTAAATACTGTACAAGCTGCTGAAGGTTATTACGTTGGTGGTTCTTTAGCCTATATTAATAGCGAGCTTGACGAAACTGTAGAAGCTCTTGATTATGTCAAGAACATGTGTATTGCAGCGATGAGGAATTTTGATGTTCTCGTCAAAAATTGTGAAACAGAAGCTGGCTCTGCTATTGTAAATGTTGGTGATACTACAGGACTTCTTGTTGGTATGTCTGTTGCTGAATATTCTCCAGCAAGCTTCTTAAACAATAAATTAATTGATGGTGTATCACCAATCATCACAAATATTCCAACAAATACTTATATTAAGAGAATTCTCGATGATCAAAGAATTGAGCTTGGCGAAGCTTCTTCCAAATTAACTACTGGAAATGTAGTTCCTGCTCAACAATCATCAACTACAGCATTTTTATATTTTAATTATCTCTTTGGAGCTTGGTCTGTTGTTCAACCGACTAAAGATGACAGCTTAATTCAAGATACCAATTATCCAGAGTGTGCCAACGTTGCTTCAACTATTTCTCAGTATTTTAGTGATATTTTTGTTATCCTAAATCAAGGTCTAACTCCTCTTGGTGGCAGAGAAATTGATGCTCACAATTTAATTTTAGGAAATAAAGAATTAATTGCTGAAGTTGCTGTTGATAGAATGCTTACCAACTACCCTGGATTCCAGGTTCCTGGTGGCAATCAGAATTGTATTGATGATATTGTTGATGTATTGGAAGCAATTGCTTTCAACGTCAAGTATGGTGGTAACAATAAAGTTTATGAAGCTGGCGAAATTTACATTAGTGGTCAGCATGTAGAAGGGGAAGAAGATCAAGCTGTATTTGCCTTCTTACAAGCTAGAGATCTTGCTATTCAAGCAATGAGAAATGAGCCAATTACTATTACTGGCTCAACAAAAACTCAATTTATTGATCCTACTGTTGTAGAAGATCCTTCGTCTCCTGCTTGTGCTGACGTTGCTACTACAATTACAAGCTTAACTGCTATTATTACACAAGCGATTGGAACATCCACAATTCCAGGAACTCTTGTTGGTGTAACTAAAGTAATTCCTACTATTTCTTCTGTAACTAAGGTAGAACCAAATATTGACTTTGCTGGTCTTTCGAAGCGAGCAACATTATTCACTATTAACACAGGAAATGGAACTTCCAACCCACATCAATTTGAAACTGGAACTCCTGTTAGACTTGTACCTAAAGCAAAAGCAAACACTAATCCAGATAAGAGAGTTATTCGCCTACCAAAAGGTTTTAGCACCAATACCAAGTATTATGTAATTGCTCCTGGTAGATTTACTCAACCAGAAGATTACTCTGGCACTACTTATTTTGATGGTTCCGATCAAACCAAATTGATGCTTGCTGCTACTAAAGAAAATGCTGCTGCTGGTATCTTTATCTACTCCCCAGAAACAGATTCTGTAGATGCTGATGTAGAAATTGAAGTTCAAAGATATGTTCTTGATGATACTTATGATCTACACAAATACAGATGTAATATTGCTGGCGCTGGAGAAATCGAAACTGATGTAGCACACATCTTTGATATTCCTAGTGCTTCTGTAACTCCTCAATTAGTATTCTTCAGAATTGCCGAAGATATTCTTGGTTCTGATCTTCCTGAAATTGCTGGTGCTGGCACTATTGACACCCAAACTTATTTCTATGCCAGATTTGTTACTTCCAAAAAGTTCAGTATTCACACCACACATGCTGATGCTATTGCTGGTGTAAACTCAGTTTCTTTCGTTCCAGGCAGTGGTCAAAACTTCTATGTATTTGCTAACAAGCGTAACAGCCCATTAAGATTTGAAGTCGCTCCAGTAGATAATAATGGAGCTAACTTAAATGATAGTGGTTTGTGGTACTTACAAGTCAAGGATGAAACCTCTTCTAACCCAAATACACAGAGTATTCTTTATAGATTTAAGGATATTGCTGCTTATGGTCCAGGATCAGGCAAGATTAGAACTCTTGACACATGGTTTACTAGACTAAAAGATAGCAGAAAGCAAGAAGATAGAGTATACAGACTACGTTATGTAATTCCTAAGTATCTTGAAACTGTAAGAGATCCTCTAAACGGTTTCGTTCTTAAAGTTCGTACAGACGACAAGAGACGTTTAGTACCTCAGAAGTTTATTCTGAAGCCAATTGGTGGCGCTCCATCTGTTGCTAGATTTGATAATCCAGAGCAAATTGGTGAAAGAATTGGTTATACAAAAACCGAACTCTTAGAAAATTTTGGTATCTCTGCTCCAACTTACGATCCATATCTATCACCAAAGGTTGTTGGTAGCGAAAGAACACAGAGTAAGATTGCTTTCTCTATTCAATCAGCTAGAAAAATTGAAGATATTGACAGCGAAAATGAAATTATTGAATACCTTGAAATAGTAGCTTTTGATCATGCTATCACTAATGAAGGTCTCAAAAATGAGATTTTTAGTGTAGTTGAAGTCAACTTCCCTCAGGGTGGTACGTTCAGCGTCAACAATGTCGGTGCTGGAGCTTCTAACTTAGTAGCTTGGGATGGATTCTCTAGAGGAACTGGTTATATTCAAGGATATTTTGAAGAAAATGGCAAGTATTACTTAGTTCTTAAAAACATTACTGGAGAACTTAAGTACAATAATATTGTCAATACTAGATTTACTCAAGGATCTGTATTTGCTGATTTACAATCTAAACCAAATAGTGTTGGTGATCCTAACGGAAAAGATAAGTCAGACAGAAGAGATTACCTCTACAGAATTGAAGGAGCTAACGTTTATACTTTAGTTCCTGGCGATATTATTACTGACGATGCTAATAATCAGTATAGAGTTGAGGAAGTTCGTGATGTAGGTAATCTGGAAGATACTTTCTACATTTTCGATATTGACACTATTCAGGAAAGAATTGCTGGACAACAAGATGGTATTTACTACCTAACTTGCCTCCGTGGCAACATTTCTCCATTCCCAACTGGAGCTGGTGTTGGTACAAACTTCAGAAACTTCAAGTTCTCCCAGCCAATTTCTCAGCTATATCCATTAAATTACAAGAACGATCCTGTATGGTTCAAGCAAATTAATTCTGTATTAAATGATCCTCCAGCTTCTATTTCGGCAGCTGATAATTATATCCATGGTTTGGTTACAATTAATGATGCTAAAAACAGTGAGACCAAAGAATTAGTACAAGACTTAATTCAACAGCCTGCTCTAAACACATATAATTTTATAAGAGCTGAACAATTAACTTCTCCTACATTAAATCCTGTTGGCGGATCAAACATTCTTGAAGCACAAGAAGGTAATGCTACTTCAGGTTCCGAAGATAGATATATTCCTATTGCTGGAGATTCTGATTTCCCAACTGAAGGAAAACTCTATGTAGAACTTCGTCGTCCATCGATTGCTCGTTCTGGAAACCATACTTTCGAATATCTTGGCTTCGGTCCTGGTAACTACTCAACTGGCTTCCCATTACGTCAGGAAGTGGTTCTTGCCGATGTTCAAGACTTCTACGCTCAATCCAAAAGAGAAGATGGTGGTATCGTATTCTATACTGGTCTAAACTCTAATGGCGATCTTTACATTGGTAACAGAAAAGTCAACGCTATTACTGGCGAAGAAACATTCTTGGAAAGAGCAGTTCTCGAAGAATCTGCTGATGATGGTGGAGATGATCTCGGTGGTCTCGTAACAACATTTGATACTCCTGTTACTTTCAACGATAGAATTACCGTAGAAGGTAATGCCAACTTTAATAATCCTGTTGAAATTAGTGTAGCTGCTGACGAAGGAACGCCATTAAGAGTCTTTAGCGTTGTTGATGCTGATCTTGGAGATGATGTTACCCTTGGAAGACAGCAGTTCCCACAATCTAATGATGGTGATATTACTCTAGGTAAGAACAGAATCAATGCTGCTGTATATGGTATCACTCCAAGACAACTCCTTGGAGTAGCTGGACAAGGATATTCGATTAGAACTCATTTCACCAATGGTTTAGGACCATCAAATATCACTCCAGATCAAACTGGTAAGTTTGGATCTTTACAGATTGTATCTTATAGCACAACTCAAAATCCAAAGCCTGGTGATATTCTATTAAAAGGTAGTGAAGTAGGACGTTCTGGATCTCTTGGCTGGGTTTATGCTAACTATTACACTGAAATTGCTGATTCCAGCATTCAGACCATAGTAAGTGATGGCATCAGACTAGAAATTCAATGGGCTCCTGGAATAACAAATGCTAATGTTAATGTTGTTGCTGGCTCTCAACTAAGAATTACTAATTTTGGCGCTAACCCAAATCTTAACGGTATTTGGACTGTAATTTCTAATGGATTCGATCCAGATGGCACATCGTGTGAGATTCAAATTGTAGCAACTCCTGCTGTTGGAGTTCTATACACTTGGTCTACAGTACCTGGAGCCAAGATGGAAGTTGGTCGCTCCAATTGGAAAGAAACTGGTGTTCTTGGAGCGGAAGCACTAAGAACAGAAACAGAAATCTGGGGCGATTATAAGCTAGGAATTAACACTCTTTCTAGAGCGTCTGATCTCGCTTATCTAAATGGTTTTGTACAAACTCAAACAACTCCAAGAGCAAATCTTGACGTTGTTGGTGATGCTTTTATCAGTGGTACGAATACTTCAATCACTGTATCAAATACAGGTAATCAAACTAAGACTACTACTAAACTCGATAATGCTTTCTTAGTTGGTGGAAACAGCGCCACACCAAATCAGGCAGCAACACTAAGAGTTGCAACTATTGACATTCCAGCTGGAAGCAGAGCAACAACTACTTATAGAGATGGTGGAAGATTTGGTATCAACACCACAATCAATATAAATGCTTCTACTGATCTTGATAGAAACTTAGTTGTAGTTGGTGATGGTAGAATTACAGGAAATCTGTTAATTCAAGATGACATCAGTGTTGATGGTGGTGATATTAATACCACAAATAATGTATTTAATTTTATTAACAACAATGCTACTGTACTAAACATTGCTGGTGATGGAGAAATTTTCAGCATTGGTAACAATGCCGATGGTTCACAAAACCTCAACATTGGTAATAATGCTTCGACTCAAGTAATTGAGATTGGCGGTAAAGCGACAATTACTAGATTAGGTATTCACAAGAATTCACTAGATGCTAGCGTTGATATTGCTTCTGTAAATGATAGTGCTGCTAACAAAGCAAATATCGTTATTGGTGGTGCTTGGGGAAACTTAAACAGCCAAACAACAATCGGTACATTCCAAACTAAGATTGCTGGTCAACTTGAAATCGGTACTAAGTATGCTCCAGGAACAAGCACTGCTAGATTGTTCACCCAAGCAAGAACATTAAATCTATTTGATGGAGACCAAACAACTACAATCAACTTTGGTCCAAATGCTACCAAGATGTCAATTGGTTCTGTTGGTGGTAATACCTACATCAGAAACACTCTTAATGTTGATGCTAGCACAATTCTTAATTCTGAATTAAGATTATCTGGTGGTCTTAAGTCTGGTATCATTGAAATTCAAAGAGGAAGATTCTCCACAACTCCAGCAGCTCACGTTGTTGGTAGTCTAGAAAATCCAAACATCGACTTCTATAGATATGAAACTCTAGGAAGAAGAATTGATACTGCTGGTGAAACTTTATGGGGTGGTCCAGAGTTCTTAATTGCTGGTGGTCAAATTGCTGGAATTGATAACGTTGGTGCTGTCGATCCAGATAGACTGCCAGGAACATATACTTTCATTACTCCAACTGGAGGAACTGGAAGTGGTGCTACTTTCAATATTACTATCACAATTGTTGGAGAAATTAGCATTGAACTAGTCAGTGCTGGTAGTGGATATAGTGATAATGATATCTTAACTGTTACTGATAATTTACTAGGTGGTGGAGGAGCTGCTGATCTTACTTTCCAAGTAAATGGAGTAAATGCTGCTGGTTCTAACTTCTATCTACCAATTTCCACCCCAGCTACAACTGATTTTGCTATTGGTGATCTTCTACTAATTGATAGAGGAAATGCTGTTACTCCAGATTCTGTTGGTGATGGAAGTGGTGGTCAAATTACTGGATTGAGAAATCAAGCTAATAGTGAGATTGTTCGTGTTGTTGGTCTAACAAACGTTAGCAATCCTTCTGATCCAAATGGTTATAGAATTGAAGTTGTACGTGCTCAAGAAGGTACTCAGGCAAGAACAGATCACCCAGATAGCTGTGTAATTGCTAAGCTTAATAAGCAAGCTAATGCTAGCTTTATTACTGGATCTGACCTTGATGGTAACGGTGTATTAGAATTCCCACCAAACGGAATTACAGCAAATGCTAACTCTTCGTGGTTCTACCGTAGTCAATAACCAGTTCTTTACCATCACTAATGGTGGAGCCACTGGAACCCCTGAAAGAACTACTTTACAAGTTGATACTGCTACTGGTAACTTAACTCTAAATGGTGGTTCAATTAATATCTATGGTACTGATGGAACTACGCCAAGACTTACCTTCAATAATTCTTCTGGTGATTTCACAACTTATGGTTCATTCTCTGCTCTTGGCACAGGAACCAGCACATTTGGCGGTGGCATTCTTGTACAAGGTGATGCTACTATCAACGGTGGAGATCTAACTGTAAATACTGGTGGAGCGTTATCATTCAAGGTAAGCAATGATAAATCAGTTACTTTAGCTGGCATTCCTTACTTCTTCAACCAAAATGGTGGTAGAAAGTGGGTATATAGCGACGAAAGTGTAATTGAAGCTACATCAAATGTTAACATTTTTGTCAATGCTCTAAGCAATACTTTAGTTAAACTACCAAGCAATCCTAGAATGGGTGATATGATTAGAATTGTTGATGTTGGTGGAAACCTTAACAACATTACCAGCCTTGTTGTTAGAGCCCCAGATGGCATTCGTGTACAAGGAACGTTAACAAATACAGCAAGAACGCTTCTTACTGGAGTTGGCTCTTCAACTACCTTTATAAATTATAATGGAGGCGAATTAGTTGTACAGACTCCATTTGCTGGATTTGCCTTGGTTTACCTATCCCAAGCTAATCCAGATGGAACGGCTGGCGGTCCTTCATCTAAGGTAGGTTGGTATTTAACCGAAGTATAATATGGCTTTTTATCAGCAGACAAGAACAGCTAAAGCTGCCGCTATCGGCACAATCATGCCTTGGACTGGGGGTGTTTCCAACATTCCCAAAGGCTGGATTCTTTGTGATGGAACTCCAATATCAGCAGCAAGTTATCCACTTTTGTCTAGAGCAATTGGGGATACTTATAATAATGGTCCATCATCATTTGCAGGAAGTTTTCCGAATTATTCTGGTAATATAGTTCTTCCTAATTTAACTAATAAAACTCTTATTGATATAGAAACTTCTTATTTTGGAGCGGGAGGAACTGGAGAAACACAAGATCTAGATCCAAAAGCTGCTGCTGCTGTTACGCCATTAATTGGTCCCAATACAGACAATGGCGTTAAAACAATTTATAACGATATTACTACTGATGTCGTATTTACTCTTAATGATAGATCAGGATATTCTGGAAGAGCTTCTGGTAATACTATCGGTGGAGGCGAAGGAATAAGTAAAACTGTATATATTAGTCCAAGAAAATTGGGTAGAGATCATATCAAACCACATAATCATCCTGGAAGATACGAATCTATTAGCTATACTAATCCTCAAAGACCTGGAGCTGGAGTAATTCCTTATGCTTCATTTGCATATCAATTTTATTCATATATTGACTACGATGACGGAGATATTTTGTATGGAGGTTCTTCTGACACTGAAACTGGAGTTTCTATTGGTATAAGAGATCCTCAAACAAGAGGTGCTGAAAATGGATTTGGAACAGGAAGTCCTGGAAGAGTTGTTGCTGGAATAAATGCAGAAAATCCTCCAATTAATTACACCCCATTTAATGTAAAATTAAGCCCAATACAGGCATTTATGACTGATCCTAGAGTAGATCAAGCTACTCCTATACCATATGGTTTACAGGGCGTTAGTCTTAATTTGCCAGCGGGAGCAAAAAATTATTATCCCGATATTACTAATTCTATTACCCAAGCAAACACGTTTGATACATTACTTACCCCAGCAGCCTTTGATTTTAATCAAATAACTCAAAGTCCTGGTACAAATGATGTAATACTACCTCACGTTCATGATGAATTTGACGTAGAATTTGTTAGAGGAACTTTAAGACCAAATACTACGCTTACTGTTAATGTGGAAGCTCCTAATGCTAATTTAAGTCTAGATAATCAATCTAATCAAGCAGCTTTACAGATTAACTTTAATACATCACAGCCAGGATTAACTTGTATATACATCATCAGGGCATACTAAAATGGCAAATTACGCTAGAGAAAGATCTAAATTTGGTGGTTATGTTGGATCCATACAAATTCACACTAGTGCTGGATTAGGATCTGATCCATCTTCTGCTGTATTTAATGATATTTTGCCAGCGGGATTTTTACGATGTGATGGTAGTATTTTAGAAGCACGAGATTATCTATCTTTGTCACAAATTCTTGGAGTTGGAGATGGATCCAGATTTGCTAAAGAAGGGGCACTACTTAGAAATGCTGACTCAACCACAGGAGATTTAGGAACATTCCAATTACCAGATTTGGGATCTAAGGTTATTGTACCCAGTAGAGGATCAGGTGATTATGTTAATGGTACTGTAGATACTACTGGCGAACCTAGAGTTGGACCAGAAATATCTGCTTTCAGTAATGTAGGAAATAGAATTGAAATAGGATATATTGGCAATTTTAGAGGTCAAGCTCAAACAAATATTGATTTGAATTCTAATTCTACATACGATATGCCAAGAAATAGTGCTTCTGCTGCTTTAGATATTAATAATTTTCAGGGTCACGCTCATAATTCCACAGCAATATATTTAAATTATACTACAAATCATGCTGCTGGAGAACCAGCTGGCGCTGTTGGATCTGGTAAAGATAATGGAGAACTTAGTGGAAATAGTGGAGCTGGTATGTATCTTGACATCACTCAAACAAATACAACAGCTGAATCAATACACTCTCATAGATTAAGTAAACCAGCAATTTATAC